ATCCAGCAGGCCGACAGCTTCGAGGACGCGCTGAAGCGGGTGGCGATCCAGCTCGCCAATCTCGCGGTGCAGGGCCTCGGCGGCGCGGGGCCGCTTGGCGGCGCACTCGGGTCGATCATTCCAAGCCTTTTCAATGGCGGCAAGGTGAGCACTGGGACGGGGTTGACGCTCGAAACGGCAAGGCTCCCGCCGATCTTGCCAAGCGCCGCGGGCAACGCCTTCGGCCCGAGCGGCGTGATCCCCTTCGCCCGCGGCGGCGTGGTCAATAAGCCGACGGTGTTCCCGTTCGCGAAGGGAATCGGCCTGATGGGCGAGGCCGGGCCGGAGGCGATCATGCCGCTCAAGCGCGGTCCGGGCGGGCGGCTCGGCGTCGAGGCGTCGGGCGTCGGCGGCACGATCGTTCAGGTGATCGCTCAGCGCAGCGGCGGCGCGCCGGTCGAGGCGCAGCGGTCGCGCGGTCCCGGCGGGCGGGAAATGGTCGAGCTGGTGATCCGCGACGCGGTGCGCGGCCAGATGCGCTCGGGCGCGTTCGACGCGCCGCTGCGCGATCGGTATGGCGTCTCGCCGGGCATGGAGCGGCGGCGATGAGCGTCTGGCCATCCAGTCTTCCCGCCTTTCTAATCGAGGGTTTTCAGGAGGCGGTGCAGGATATCGCTCTGCGCACGGAGATGGACGCAGGGCCACCGAAAGTCCGCCGGCGCTACACCGCCGCCTATCGCACGATCAAGGGCGAGATGGCCTTGACCGCCGCGCAGGTTGCGACGCTCGACGCGTTCTATCTCGCAGAGGCCGGCAACGCCTTCACCTTCACGCATCCGCGCACCGGGGCGACTGTCGGCGCACGTTTTGCAGGCCCGCCGCAATACAGCCGGATGGCGACGGCGACGCCGCACTGGCGCGCGTCGGTCGAGATCGAGGTGCTCCCGTGACGTTCAGCGCGACGGCGCGCGCAAGCGCCTTTGCGCAGGACACCGGCGAGGCGTGGCTGACGCTGGCGCGGCTGTCGCATCCGTCATGGCCGGAAGCTGTCGCGATCGTGGACAACAATGAGGCGGTGACGTCCAACGGCGTCGAGCATGTCGGTTTCCCTTTCGGCTTTGCGGCTGTCAACGAAAATGACGCGCCGCCCATCGCAAAAATGCAGATCGACAACGTGTCGACGCAGATCGCGCAGCGGATGCTCGCGATCGACACGCCGCCGACTGTGGCGGTCGAGCTGGTGCTCGCCTCCGAGCCTGACACGGTGCTCTACGCCCTGCCCGACATGCGGCTCGAAGACATCCGGATCGACGCGCTGACGGTTTCAGGAACGCTGCGATTCGAGGATCTCCGCCGCAAGCGGCTTGGCCGGCTGTATTTTGTCCCCGGCGCGTTTAAGGGGCTGTTCTGATGTGGCGGGCCTGGGCGGAGGGCGCGCTGGCGATTCCGTTCGTCGCGCATGGCCGCGACCGGTCTGGCGCGGATTGCTGGGGGCTGGTGACGCTCGCCTATCGCGATTTGCGCAGCGTCGATCTGCCGGCGCATCACGACGCCTACGCCGGCATAGGACCGGACGATGCGCGCGATTTGCGCGCGGCGATGCGCGGGCGGCGCGAGGGATGGTCGCCGCGGTCTATGGGGTCCGAGCTGCCGGGCGACGTGGCGTTGATCCGCGTCGGGCGCTGTCCGGTGCATGTCGGTCTTGTGATCGACGCCGATGCGCGATGGCTGACGATCTGTCACACCAAAGCGGCCGGGGGCGTGCGGATCGAGCGCATGCGTTACGGCGAGCGCGACGCGATCGAGCAGGTTTTTCAATGGACGCGCTAGGGCCAGCGCCGGTTACGGTGCATTTCCGCCGCTCGCCGTTCGCGCAGCGGTCTGACACCAGGGCGATCCCGCACGGCGCGACGGTCGCCGAGATTGTCGCTGAGGTCGCGCCAACCCGCGCGCAGCGGGCCGTCGCCAGCGTTTCGTTCGGACCCGGTTACGATCTGCCGCGGGAGCTTTGGGCGCGGTCGCGTCCCAAGCCTGGCGCTGAGATCGCGGTCATGCTGACCCCGCAGGGCGACGTGATCCGGTCGATTGCGGTTGTTGCGGTCAGCGTGCTGGCTGTGGCGCTGGCCGGGCCGATCGCGGGCGCGCTGGCGCCGGGGCTGATGGCGGCGGGCGGCATCGGCGCGCGAGGTGCGGGTAGTGCCGCCCGCCGCCGCGGCGAGCGTGGTGCGCCGTTTGGGCAACGGCCAGCGCCTGAAATTCGCGGTCGCGCTGACAGTCGGGCGCGTCACCATAGACGACATTCGCATCGGATCGACGCCGATGAGCGAATATGCGGGCGTCTGGTATGGGACCGTCACCGGCGAGACGGTCGAGCAACGCTGGCCATATTACCGTGAGGACATCGAGCAGGAGCAGGTCGGCGTCACCCTGACCAACGCGACGGGCTGGGTGCAGCGCACGACCGTCGACGGAACCGAGCAGGTTGATCTGAATTTCAGCTTTCCGAGCGGCCTGGTCTTCATTGATCGCCAGACCGCCGAACGCCGCCCGCGCGACGTTTACCTGCAAATAGAGTTCCGCGAAGCCGGCGCGCCAGAATGGACGCCGATTACCAATTTCAATTCTCGGGTCGAGGGCGCCGAGCACTTCCCCTCTGCTGGCGAGGGGCGCATCCGCGTTTCGGCGGCGACGGCCTCGGTGCATCGCGTCGGCGTGATCATCGATGTGCTCGACGGCGGCTCCTACGACGTCCGCGTGCGCCGCACATCCGAAGATCTCGATAACGACTTTGTGCGCGACACTGTCGTCTGGGACGATCTGATCTACGAAAGCGGCGAGGTGCTGTTCGACTTCGGCGACGTGCCGGTGGCAGGCATTTCCGGGCAGATTGCGGCGAGCGAGCGCCTGCAGGGGTCGATCGAGGAGATTAGCGCGCGGGTCAAGCGCGTCTGTCTTGATTGGACGGGCGCGACCTGGATGGAACGCGCTACCCGCAACCCCGCGTCGATGTTCCGCTGGGTCCTGCAGGCCCCCGAACTCAACGACACGCCGGTGCCGAACGCGCAGATCGATCTTGAGGCGCTTCAGGATTGGCACGAGTGGTGCGACGCCGAGGGGTGGACCTGCGACTACGTCTATGAGCAGCCGCCGTCTGTGTGGGAGGCGCTGACGATGATCGCGGCGACCGGGCGGGCCGCGCCGGTCAATGTGGACGGAAAATGGTCGGTTGTGATCGAGCGTCCGCAGCCCTCGCCGATCCAGCTCATAACCCCGCGCAATTCGTCCGGCTTCCAAGTGGACGTGCTTTATCAGGCGGTGCCGCACGCGCTTAAGATCACGTTCCTGAACCGCGATCAGGACTATCGCCGCGACGAGCGCTGGGTCTATGCCGACGGCTACGACGCGCAGTCGGCGACCATCATCGAGGAGATGGACGCCATCGGCCTGACCGACGCCGATCAGGTCTGGCGTTGGGGTCGGTTCATGATGGCGCAGGTGGCGCAACGGGCGCGGCGCTATCAGATCACGATGGACCTTGAATGGCTGGTCTCGCGCACACGCGGCGCGCGCGTGCAGCTTCAGCATGACGTCATTCGCGCAGGCTACGCGGCGGGGCGGATCGCGAGCATTGAGACGTTCGGCGGCGACATCGTCGCTGTGACGCTGGACGAGGCGATGCTCATGGAATCCGGCGAGACCTACGGGCTGCAAGTCCGCACGGTGGACGGACTTCGGCAGTTGCGGTTGGCGACGGAACCCGGCGAGCGGAACCGCCTTCGCGTGTCTCCAGCCGCGGCGCAGGGGTCGATCGAGGTCGGCGATCTGGTCGCTTTCGGCGCGGTCGACGCCGAGACGCTCGACGCCATGATCCTTGAGATCGACCCGCGCGAGGGCTGGAACGCACAGATCACGCTGATTCCGTATGCGGAGGCCGTTTACGAGGCGGACACCGGCGCGATCCCGAGCTTTACATCCGCGCTCGACCCGCGCTTCTACATCGATTTGCCTCGGCTGGACGTGACCAGCGTGCTCGCCAATGAGGATGCGATGGACGGCGGAACCGCGCCGCCGCGGCCGGGCATTTTGATCAGTTTCCGCGTCGCCGAGGTTGCGGGCGCCTATTACGAAACCGAGATCAGGGGCGGCGGCGCGTATTCATGGCGGGCCGCGTCTCTCATCGAAGCCTCGCCGGGCCGGGTGCATATCGTCGGGGTCGAGGATGGCCAGAGCTACGACGTCCGCATGCGCTGGCGGCATCCGGACAATCTGCGCGTGCCGGAATGGACCACTATCACGAACATCAACGTTTCGCTCGCCGCCCGCCCGCCGGGAATCGGGGTGCCGTGGGTCGACAATGCGTTCATCCGCTGGGACTACGCGGACCCGCCGCTTGATCTGGCCGGCTTCCTGATCCGCTACCGGCGCGGCGATGGCGGCTGGATATGGGATGACGCGACGCCGCTGCAAGAAACCCCGTGGCGCGACACGGTGTTGCCGCTCAACGTTCTACCCGGCGACGGTCAGTTGACGGTCCTGATCCGCGCCGTCGATTTTGGCGGTCGCATGTCGACGCAGATTGGCGTCGCGGTGCTCAATCTCGGCGAGGCTGCGGTCGCCAACGTCTTCGACACGGTCGATCATCATGCCACGGGTTTTGCCGGCGGAACCATCACGAATGGCTTCGTCGATGGGGCGGGCGATTTGGTCGCGGACAGCGCGGCGGATATGTGGTCGAGTGCGGACACCGCGCCATTCTGGACGGATGACGCCGCGCTGTTCTGGTCGGACGTCTACGCAGAGATGACCTATGAATGGCCGGTGGTGGTTGACCCCGCCGACGAAGGCGCGCGCCTGACGGTTGTCTACGACGCCGCGGGCGACCCCTACGAACTCGAATACTACATTCCGAGCCAGATGACGGGC